TCTATTTTGTTCTGACCAGATAACTTGATCAGAAGCCATTGGCATTTCAGCTCCAACCATACGTAAGAATCCAGAAAGAGTTCTGTTTCCGTAACGTTCCACTTCTTGTTCGTAGATTTCAGGTAAATATTGTTGAGCAAAAGATACAAAATCCGCATTAGTAGGATCTGTAAAGTTTAAGTAGTTCGTGTCTAGAGCTTGTTGCTTCTGAGACGGTTTAATCGATCCAAATGGACCACCCGTTACCGAGTTTATTACGTTTGCCATAATTTTTTAATTTTAATTGTTAAATTTGTTTTTGATTTTCAATTTTGTAGAATCAACACCATTTATTGCTTTCACTTTAAAACCATTAACAAAGATTTCTCCAGTAGACGTTTGTCTAGGAGCAGTCTGAAAGTTATTTGATTTTGCAGTAATCTCTTTAATAGCGTCTGCTTTACCTTGCTCATAAAAATGGCCCGCTAAAGTATCTACGTTTTCAGCAGCATACATCGCCTTATGATAACCTTTCAAATCCGTTACTTCACCTTTTTCATTCAAGAACTTCTTGACTAAGTTTGTAATATTTGATTGTTTATCCGCTACAACATCTGCATTCTGAACGCCATATCTAAAATTCTTTTCTCCCACTTTAAAATCAAAACCTTTGAAATCTTGAGAGAAGAAACTTTTTGTGTCATCCTTAAATTTTGAATGTTGAGTTTCAACTGTTTGCTGGTCTGCTTGGTATCTATTGAAAAAGTCCATAGCCTTTTGTTGATCTTTATTCACTGTTGGTCGTAACTTTACTTCCTCATAGTATTTAGATTTAAGATCTTCTAAAAAGCCTTTGGCTTTTGCAACTTCTTCCTTAAATGCGAGTTTCTTTTTTCTAATGTCTCGCTCATCATCTTCGTCTTCGTCATAACTAAATTTATCCTCCATTAAGAACTCAATCTCTTCGGCATCCAAATGTGGTCGTGATTTTTTATAATATTCTTTTAATAATGTTTGGTTATTAACCGTAGAATAATCAGCATTTAATCTTACATAGTCTTCTACCGTTCCACCTGTATCTTCCATAAATGAAATCAACTTTTCTACATTTTCTGGTAATTGTCTGCCTGTTGTTTGAGCATCTTCAATAGCTTGCTCTACTTCAGTGGTTAAAGCTTGAGACGCATTAGCAACTTCTTCATCAGTTACTTCTTGCATTACTCCAGCATTAACTACAATTACTTCTTCTTGGCTTTCGTTGTTTTGGGTAATGATTGCGGGTTTGGCGTTTCCTTCATCCACTTTCGGCAATCCCATTTGGGACTCTTGGCTGCCCAACACGCTTTCATCTGTGATTTGCTTTTGAATGGCATCTTCCTCTAGTTTTTTATTTGTTAAATCTACTTTTGAAACAACCGCTGGTTTGTTTAGTTTTTTCATTGGAGTTCTTTTCTTTTGAAGTTTAAAGGCTCCTTCTTGTTGCACTTCTTGTGACATAATATAATAATATAAAATTGGTTAATAATGTATTTTTTACATAAACCCTAACCCTAATTCTTCAAGTCCTTGATTCTCAAAGTCTTTAGGTGTAGAATTATTTTTTCTTTGATCTATTAATTCTGATTGTTGTGTGGCTTGTATCTTTGTTCTTTGATCTTTTCTATCTTCTGCTTGGTTTTGTTTTTGCTGTGCAACTTGTAATTGAGTCTGGGCTAACTGTAAGTCATACCCAAATTGTTCTGCCATCAATTGTTTCTTAATTAATAACTCTTGTTGCATTCTTTGTATTTCAAATTGAGATTTAGATTGTAATACTTGTATCTCTGTTTGAGCTAAAGCTTGTTGCTTTTGAACCTCTGCTAATGCCGCCGCTTCTGATGCTTGAGCGTTTGCTTGTGCTTGTGCTTGTATATTTGCTTGTTGATTTGCTTGATCTCTTTCAGCTTTCTTTTTACGTTTAAACTTTAAAGATTGATTAGCTAAATCTATATTTGTTATTTGTCTTAAATCTATTACATCTTCTAAGTCGATGCTTCCTGTTTGTAAAGCTACTTGTACGTTTTGTTCAAACTTAGCTTTATCTTCTTCTTCAGGTTCCATTTCTAAATAGATACCAAAGTCATGTAGATTTAAAGTTTCTATTTCTTTTAATGTTTCAACATTGAATAAAGATATACTTTCTATTAATGATTGTCTTGTTAACGGGAAGTCTAATGAATCTGCAACGCGTAAAGATACATTCTCGCAAGTTTTCAATGTTAAATACAAACTAGCATCCTTAATATGTCTTGTAGCGGTATTTGAATTTGCTGCCGCCATTTTTTGTAATCCTACTAAAGCATCGACATCTGGTGAACTACCATCTCTTGCTTCATTCAATCCAGTTACATCCCGGATCATTTGTAAGTAATATTGATATGTTCCAATGAGCGCTTGTATCTTAGCGTTGCCATTAGACGTTTGTAATTCTTGAATCGGCACTTTGCCCGGATTCATTCCGCCATCTTGGGATTGAGATCTACCAACTATACTACCAGTTTGGAAATACATATTTAATGCTTCAGCAGCATTGTAATTTGTTCCATTCCCTAAATCAACTTCTGCTAATCCATCAACATCTACGAATACTCCATCTGGAACCATTCTAGATAATACTTGTTGTAACTTTAAATGTGTTAACTGAATCATATCAGCAAAAGTGGTTGCTCTACTAACTAACGATTCAATTTTACCTTTGTACATTCTTGGTGCACAAATATTATAATTCATTTCAACTTTTGTAGTATCAGCAAATGGCCTAGTCATATTCTCAGCTAATTTCCAATCTAGCATTTTTTCAAATCCTAATATCTTTGCCCCTGAATATAAAACCTCTATACTTCTTGATACTCTATTAAAGTTATCATTCTCTGGTGGATTAAAGCTATCGTCTTTTTCTAATGCTTTCTCTAGTCCAGTTTCTGTTTTCTTTATTTTAAATACTTGGTTTGAATATGTTTTGTATTCAAAGTATAATACTTGTACGGTATTATCATTAGTATCTTGACCATAATAATTACGAACATAGTTTGAATCTCCTGGATATTTTTCAATCTCTTTTAAATCTTTATCAGATAAATAAGGAAATTGCTTTTTAAGTTCTTCTAAACTAATTGATTTTACTTCTCCAACATAATATATGTCTTCGAAGTTAGGATCTTCTGTGTATGAATAAACTAGGTTAGCTGGGTCTACATAATCAATTACAACTCCGTTTGCTGGGTTCCAAGATGTTTTTGTAGCGCCAATACCAATAACCGTTAAATCGTAATTTACTCTTTTATTAGTTAATGTATATTTGTTTCTATCTAGTATTTGATTTATAACTTCTTCTTCTGCTATTTCAATTGATGGTTTATAATCTAATTGTAATCGCATCTCTAATTCCTCTTTTGATTGAGGCAATGAATTAGGATCTGTTGTATTATATAAGTTAGCTCCTAGTTTCGCTTGTATCTCATCAAGCAATTCTTTAGCCATCATATCTCTAATTATGTTTTCCGCATATTTAGTCTTTGCTTTTGTCGATGCTGGATCCTGAGCGAATGCTTTTATCTTATATAGCTTGCTTGATATACCATTAACAACAATATCCACAAACTTAGGTAATATTGGAACTGGTTTCCAGTCTAAATTAAGATATGACAAATCACCGTTTATAGACAATTCATCTTTATATTTCTGTACTGACTGTTCTCCTCTAGCGTAGAGTCTTAGTCTGTGGAAGTTTTGCCAGTTAGATCCAAATCTATTACCAGCTCCTCCTCCAACTCTATCGCCTCTAAACCATTCGTTCTCTATAGCTCTACCAACCGCATAGCCATATTCAATTGTTTGTTTTTCTGAATCAGGTACTACCTGGCTTGGGAAAGAACTATTACTATTAGTATAAATCATCTATTATATTATTTTTGAACTATTGCCGTTGTTATCGTATTTTTTAAAGTTTAATGCTACTGCTATTTTTTCAATTGCATAAACTGGAGTATACATGTGTTTGTTACATGCCATTATTGCCAATCCTGAACTAATAGAAGCATCATGCTTTGTTCTATCATTGATATTAAATCTAGCCCAATCATTTAATGTTTTCTGGAAATACATAGTCCCAAAGTTATCGCCTACAATTCCAACATAAGTTTCAATATAGGTTTCAATTGCTGCAGCATGAGCTTGTATAATATCTTGTCCTGAGTTTGGTATACCACCTATTTCTTTTTCAGCTGGTGATAACTTACTCCATATTCTATCTGGTCGATTCATAGAGTAACCTCTATAACCTCTCCTTTTAAAATGATATAATAGTCTAGCTTTGTTATTCTCTGCTAATATAGGCATACCATAAAAAATACAAGCCATTAGTATTTCTTCGAAGAAGATCTCTGCTGTTTGTGGTCTAGCTATATATTCTAAAAAGAAATGATTAGCTGGTATGTCTTCCATTGAGAACTTTGTTAATCCGTGTAAGGCTCCATTGGATCCGCGGTTATCAACTGTTCCTGATATATCATAACTATCACAGCCAAAGGCACCACAGTGTTCATTACCTGGGTATTTCATCCCATCCTTTATTATTACACGGTTTTGCATGTATTTAGGGGGAACCCAACTAATTAAGAACCTACCGTCTTTATTCGGATAGAATATTACTTTTGAATCAACTATTCCATTCTCCCATTGAAAACTTCCTTTAGTTAATATATTTGTATTTCTTAAATCTTCATTGTAATCAATCTGTTCGTATATTTTTGTAAGATTGAATAAAGATTGTTTTGTTTCATCTCTAAAAGCGTGTTGCTCTGTTCTTGGAAACTGTCTGTAGTATTCATTTAAAGCATCTGAATCTGATTTTAAACCATCAACTTCATTTTGCCAGTGCTCAATAACACCATATTCAATCCAACTTCCATCTACTCCTTTTACAGGTTTTTCTGGCGTATCGAATACAGGTAAGCCATAAGTATCAATGAATCCTTCGTAGGACCATTCCATAGGTATGAACAAACTATATAATCCTGAACTAGTCTGTCCATTGCGGTTTCTTTTTGTAACATCAGAATTATAATAAAGTTTCTTAAAGTTTTCTCCTCCTTTATCTAAAGCGTTTGAGGTTGATCCCATCATACACTTACCAATAATCCTACTACCTAATCGTAAACAAGTTTTTGTAACTCGCCAGTTATTTAATATATTATCTGGACGTTCCCATTTACCACTTTCATCATGTACTAAAAGTTTTAACTTTTCACCATCATAAGAGTTGTCCCCTGTGTTCTTCCAGTCAATTGTAGTATCTAATCCATCAAGTTCTTCTAGCTTCTCATTATTATCTAATTTTCTTCTAGTAAGTTTTGATGCTGGGATTCTATAGGCTAATTCTGTTTTAGGCCTATCCATACCATCTTGTATGGGTTTGAAAAAGAAAGGATAGTTTATTGATATAGGTACAACCTTATCTGTAAACATTTTTTTAGCATCTGCTCCAGACTTTGATAGTATACCAAACCGTGAGTCACTTGATATTGTAGCTTGATTAACTAATTCAGCGGATGACATAAATGAAAATCCAGAACGTCTATTCTTTAAATAGGTCATTCCATAACATCTACTATCTGCTTTACAAGCTTCCCAAAATATAAAGAATAATCTATTTGATTCTCTAAAGTCTGGTGCTCCAACATCTATCTTGCTCCATTGCAAGTACATATAGTGTGTACCTGTTATATAAGTAGGTTTGCCATTGTTGTAAAATGACATGCCCTCTTCTCTTCTTTTGAACTCTTGGTCAATGTAATCATACCAATGCTCTTTAAATGCATCTGGATATTTATTCCAATCGAATACATTCTTTATCTTTTCTATTTCTTTGTTAACAGGTATCTGCTCCCAATATTGCTCTTCTTTTTTATCAGATCTTTTATATGTATCTTCTGCTAAAGGTAAAGCTATTTTTAAATCCTGTATTTCGTATATTTCACCAATCTTACCACTACGGCTTATTACAACCATATCGTATTCTTTGTTGTAACCGTATTCCCATTTATTATAACGGTTCTTTTGTTTAACAACGTTTGGTTTTACGTGATCTGTAATTACTTTGTATAAAGTTTGTTCGTACATTACTTAGATCTCCCTTCTGCAAATCCTCTAAATGGTTTTGCTTCAACAGCCTTTTCGGATTCATCGATCATCCGTTCTTCCTCTTGAATCCTAGTTAGTATTTCAAATGCATCGAAGATAGCTAGCTTTTTAGTAGCAGCAGCTTGCTTAAGTTTTTCAGGTTCAGGATCATCTTCATTGCCTGCTAATATTGGTGATTTTGCAACTTTAATTAACTCTTCTACCGCTTGCCTACCGGCTTCAATAATAGCCTGCTTTGTTTCTTTTGTATTCATAAAATTAAATATAAGTAAAATCGCTGTTGTTTGGTCTTGATTTATTTAACCAACTACATAAAGTACTATAATTGATAGAATAAAAATCAGACGCATCTTTAACACAGTTAAATATTTTATTTGTTTTGGTATTAAGGACTTTTCTAGCTAAATTATGTTTTTCTCTACTTCGTTCTTTAGACCATTTTGCTTTTAATATATCAGTATGAGTTTTACCATACATGCCATGCTTCTCACCTGTTATGGCTAAACCCCTTTTAATTTTTGTTTCTTCAGAATGTATTTGCCCTGGCGCACCATCCCCGCCGTCTGTCATATTACATAAACTTCCGGTTTTTTTATCTTTTCTTCCGTATATAAGTATAAACTCTTTTTCCTTAAAACACGCTTCTTCCCAAGTTAAATCTTCAAAAAGTATTTCTATATCGTAACTTGACTTTGCTGTTATGTTATTCCAAATAGTACTCCTTCGAGTTCCGGAATCTTTACTTCTTCTTTCCGACCCTATTCCTATATAAAACGGTTCGTTTTTATCATGCCTTATATGTCTATATACTATGTACCCATTTTGGACTGTATTCCTCTTCGTCTCCTTTATATTCATATTTAATTACAATATCATTAGATTTCATACAATATAATCTCTGGTTATCTATGATAAACTCAAACTCTCCGTATGGTTTATATCCTACTAAGTCCCCAGGATTGATTTCGAGCTTGTTTAAGGCTTCGTTTCCGTATTTTAATATTCCAATATGCTTTCGTTCTTTATCAAGCTTAAATTGGTCATTATTTTTTAACGGTTTTACAAAACAACGATCGCCAAATGACAACCATTCAGTATCGGGTTTGTATAAATATATTTGATCAGGATCACAAAAATATAAATCTTCTTTAAAGTATGATCTACTATTTTTCTGTTTGCCTTTAATGTCGTAAAAACGCCTAAACACGTTATGATGTATTACTATCGTATCACCAACTTTTATATCTGTTTTATATGCTAATGGTATTGCTACTACTTCAGCTATATTATTTACAGATTTAAAGCTTTCTATACGAGTATTTAAGATTAACTCTTTACCTTCTACATCAATTTTATTATCGTATCTAGATCCTACCGGTTTAACTATAAAATCGAATACGCTTGTCATACTAATATTCTAAATCATATTCAACGGAGATAGCCATATTAGAATTGAACTTCTTCCATGGCATAACCTCGTTTTCTTTCTTTATATAAATATTATAAGAGTTATCTACAATGTCTAAAAGTATATGAGAGATCTTATGTCCCCCATACACTTCTTGTCCCACAGAATAATGCATGGCATCGTCTTTATAGTTTGCTCCTATACTTATTTTTCTAACAACAGAATCCATTATTCTTTTGTTTCTTTTTCAATTACTGTATACGATCCGTCTTCTAAACTAATATTAACTGCGCCATATTCATTCTCTAATTCTAATTTAAAGTTTTCAATAGATTCGTTTAATGTAGCTAAGTTATGTAAGATAGCGTGTTTCTGTGATTCTAATACACCAATGTTTGTTAACATAGCTAATAGATTCTTTTGATCCGCGTTTACTCTTTCTAGTTGTTCTGGTGTAATCTTGTTTACTTTTTCCATTTTATTTAATTTGATTGTTTATTAGTAGCAATGTATCAGAGTCGAACTGATTTGAACGGGCTTATGAGACCCGTGAGATACCTTACCTCCCACTTGCTATTTATTATTTAATTACGTGGTTATAGTATTTTCTACTACAACGTCTTCTGGTATATATCCATCAGCGTTTTGAGCATATCCTAAAAAACTATGTACGCAGTCAACAGGGAATATTTCACTTTCAAAAACAATTTCTTGCTCTGACATTACATCATAAGCATATCCATTGTAGTATATTGGCTCTGTAATTACGTTGCCATCTTCGTCATAAGCACCAGGTACTTCAACTACTTTACCAATTTCAACAATAGCTTGAATACCTTGTCCGTATGCAAGTCCATCTTCTGTTTCTACATAAACTCCTTTAGCGATTAAATCAGCTATTGCAGTTTCTTTGTCTGTGTAATTTAGTTTGTATATATTCATATTATAGTGTTGTTAGTTGTGCGAGTTCAGCGTTTGTTAAACGTGTTTTAAATAATATATTAGAATTAATTGAATCAGATAACTCAAAACCACCTGCTATATATAAATATCCTAAAGCTAATAAAGATGTTGTTGGTATTGTTCCGCTTGTATCTGTTGCAACTTGCACCCCGTCTATATATAAAACAAAATCGTTTAATTTATAACCTAAAGCAATTTTTTTTCTACCTAAACAAAAACCACCATTTAAGCCCGCTTGTAATGTTCCGTTGTCAAATATATTTACTGCTAAAGTATTACCACCTAAAACAAATTGAAACGCATCATTGTTTATTCCGTCTTGAATATCTAATAAAACCCTTGTATTACTTCGAGTGCTAATATTTGCATCTATAAATATAGCCCCCTCTGTTTGCCCTATTAAACTACTTATACCCGTTTTAGAAATAACATCAGCGTTACGTGTTACTGTTGAAGCAACAGTTGGGATATATGATGTTGCGTTTGAACCTGCTTCTAATTGAGCACCCCAAAGATAAACGGATGTAGATAAAGAGTTTGATTCTGCTCTTACTGCCGATGCGGATGCAACTAAACAAATACTTGAACTTGACGAGGCTGTTGTAGTTGATGTAAAAATCATATTACATCTATACCAACCATTGCCATAATTTTGAATAGAAGATATAGGGTTTGAACCTGAAGAAGTTCCTACTGTCCCAACAACGCCATTGTTCAAATCAAAATTAGCAAACATTCCACCAACACCAAAAGGAGCTACAAATTGTATAAAATTATTTGTATTTTTTTTAGCAAAAACACTCATTGTATAAGTAGTTCCGCTAATAAAAGAAATACTATTCGTTGCTATTGAGTGAGTGTTTGAAGTTCCATTTGCTATAAAAGTATCAGCATTTAAATTTCCGCTTGGCGAATTAATAGAATTTGCCGTTATACTTGATTGTGATTTAAACCAACTTGCATTATTAAATTCTTCTGAATACAAAATCAAATTAGTCCTCTGCGGTTCTACCAATATACTCGGACAACTTCCGTTTGTGTAATCAATACGCGGAATGTTTAAACGTGTTGTAGTTGGGAAAAAAGTTGTTGCAGTAGATGACACTTCTAATTGAGGGAAAGCCCAATCATTATAAACGTTTGCTACGCTTGGATTTCCAAAACGACCTCTTAAACTTGAAACTGCGGAAGTAACATTAACACTACAATATATTCTATACCAACCATTTGTTAATTTAGTAAAACCTCTAGTAGTTATTGCACCAGAAGAAGTTGTAGTCTCAGTTGCAAAAGTAAAAGTCATTACACTAACATCGCCACCAATACCAACGTGAACTGGTCTAATAGTAGCTGTTAATGCTGTGCCTTGTTTTACATAAATACTCCACGTGTAAGTGTTAGGCGAAAAATTAATTGATTGTTCAAAATATGAATCTGTAACAACTGCAGCATTAGTTATTCTTTTAGCATTAGAAGTTCCAAACGGGTCTGTTTGACTTGCTCCTATTGTACATTGATTTTGTGCGTATCCAGAACTTAAATTTAAAGAATAGGTTAATAAATTTCTTGGCACCACTTCAATAAGCCCTAACTCGTTTACTCTCGTTGCTGTTGTGGCACGAACTACATCCATATCACCTAAAGCAGTGTTTGGAACTACTGAATAAAGTTTAGTTTCGTTATAAGCGTTAGGCGTAATAACAAGTGACGCATTGTCTAATAATCCAATAGCGTTTAATTCTTCTAACGTTGTATCTAAACAAGGACCGGCTTCAAATATACTACCTGGATATGTAGCCACTCTAGCTTTAAAATTAGCAATAATGTTATTTGCTACGCTATATATGGCTTTCGCCCATCCTATTCCGATCCCTATGTTTATCATATTAGTATACTAGTAAAATATTTGCAGCTGAAACATTAACAGCTGATGTAATTCCAGAAACAATAACTGGTAAGAATGTACCGCTTGTTAACCCAGAGAATGTTACATCTGTGGTGTTACCAACTGGTCTTACTGTTATTGTAGTGTTAAGTAATGGATCAACGACTGCTCCAATATAAATTGCAGCAGACTTGATATTAGCTAAAGGTAAAGTTGAAACAGTGTCAACTATAGTTGCAAAGTCTGGTTGATTTCCGTATTGTCCCATAATATATTATTTAAAGCCTCCTCCGCGTTTTGCCTTACCAGTCTGAACAATTGCATTTGCAATACGTGATTCTTCTGTAGACCCTTTCATTTTTGTGTACTCTTTACGTAATGCATCAATAGCTTTACTATTCATTGCACTATAGGCTGCTTTTTTAATTGGCTTCCCACTAGCGTCTGTAATCATAGCTGGAGCGCCTGCTTTAGATTCAACAAATTTTTTTTCAAAAGGCTTAGCTTCTACTTGTTTGCTTTTAACATTTATTTCAGTTCCAGTTACCACACCAGTTCCTTTTTCTTTATTAGCAAATTTTTGAGTGGCTTTGGTTTCTTTGTAATCCATGCCTTCTTTTTCTTTTTTTGCAACATATTCTTTTGCTGCTTGGATTTTTTCTCCAATTTGTTTTAAAGGAGATTTACCCATGTGTTTTTGAGCGTAGGCCATAATTGTAGTTTTGTTTTTTTATTATTTTATTCTTGTGTATATTACTGTAGCTTCAATTTCACCTATTACAGTACATTTTAAAGTGTCTTTATCTATAAAAGAATACTCTGATGTTGAATGGTAATTCATTTCTTCAAAATACGTATCTATCACTAATGTCTTATCAAGTTTTACTATTTTAGAATCAAAAGCAGTCCCGTTTCCAGTGCTAAATTCAATTACTTGTAAGCCGCCTTTTACATCTTTCCAAAATACTAATTGAGAAGAATGTCTATTTGGTTCCCAATAACCAATTAAATCATTTGTATTAATCTTTTCTTGGGCATTGACATTTAAACTAAACAATAATGCTACGATAATTAAAATACAGTTTTTCATAATTAAATAATATTAGATTTATATAATATTATTATTACACGTTTTTACTGCTTTTTATATGCTTCTTGCTCCCACGGAAGGTTCTTAGCTCCTTCTTTCATAGTTCTTCTTTGGTATTTTTTACCTTTCCACATTACATGGTCATCAGTATAACCCAAGTCTCCTCTTTTCATTTGATCAATATGAACCATTTCATGTTCTATTGTTTTACTTTTTTCTAACTCTGAAGGAGATATATTCTTATTTATCAATATGGATCCATTTGACTGAGCCATTCCTAATATGTTATTATCCATATCAGTACTGTATATTGGTGTGTTATTCACGCCGTATGGAGTTCTAGCCATTTTAAATGCCATATCTATATTTTTTAAAATTATTATATCCCCTATTGTTTTTATAGGGGATATAAATTAATCATTATGCTACTGCAATAGCTGTACAAGTAACACCTGTAGGAAAATCAACTAATACGTTAACTCCTCCTGGCACCGCTGAAAGAGCTGCGTTGATAGCGTCAATTGCGTTAGTCCCTGTTGCTCCTGCAATAGTTAATGTAACATTTTCACCAGTTGTGTAAATAACAATAGTGGTTAAAGCTGTAGCGATTGCTGAAACAATTGTGTTTGCATTAACTACTTTAAGCCCTTCTGTATACGCAGTTGCACTAGTAACAGGAATCGAAATAAAATTTGCCATTTTGTTTTTTGTTTTGGTTTTGATTAATTGTTTATAATATGCTATTTAGCACTTTTTCATTTTCATTGGGCTTTTCATTGCTTTGCTTGGCATAGCTTTTGTGCCCATTGCTTTTTCTACTACTTTCTTAACTACTTTTTTAACTACTTTTTTCATAATGTTATTATTCTTGGTTGTTTTTATTTTTTAAATGACTATGTATTCTAAGCGCTGTATAACCTATTGATAACAATAATAATACAATCTTCAGTACTGGCTCTAGGCTTGTTAAACTAGCGAATAACGCAGTTAAGTTTAAACCGTATAGTTTAGCATCGGTAGCATCCATTACATTCTTGCTTTAGCGCGTTGAGTAATAGGTCCTCCTTTATATTCACAAGGAGAATGCTTCAATTTCATGCCTTTACTTCCATTACTAGATCCTTTACCTAAAGGAAATCCAGTAACATCTAATGGTCCATCCCAAAGAGCGTTAGCTCCAGTGATACCATTGTTCTCTATCTTTTTTACAGCTGGAGTTGTTAGTCTCATATTCATATCTATTATTTAGCTAGTGCTTGATTGGTTAATAAGTTAGGATCCATTAGTCTATCGTATGATCCATCCATTGGTGTACCAAACATATTAGTCATGGTTTTCTGTGCTCCAGGTTTAAAGTTCACGGGTGCTCCGCTTGGTTTTATCCCGGGGTTATAAGCATTAACAGTAGGGGTCAAAGGGGCAACTGGAGTGAATCCTTGTTGCATTGACTGGTTTACTGGAATAGGGTTTCCGTAGTTGTCTATCATCTTGTTTTATCTTTATTTACATTATTTATTGCTGATCGTAATACTATATCTGTATATGTATTATTTCTCATTATTTTATTACTTCGTGTAGTTGTTGGTATATCTTCAGTACCAAGCATTATACGATACATTCTGCTTATTAGTTGTTTACACTTAAAGGAAACTTTGTATATATTATATTTTTGGGTTGTATGGTTTCTATTTCGCCACACTACTATCCACCCTTCTTTTAATAAACTGTTCCAGCGTTTGTTGTCCCAACTATATGCGTATGTACCAATCTTATAATCTTGTTTGGTAAAAAATTCCATACAATCAAAGTATATCAGTAATTCTAAATCAGCGTCTGTAAGATCATAATTTCTGCAAGCCCATCTACGGATTAATCTATAATGTTTTAGTAAGCCTAGATCTTTAATATCTTTTGCTTCTAATTTTCTCATAGAACAATAACTATATCCTGTAGCTTTATAACCTGATAAGTATTCCCTTCAAACTCTATTCCGTGTCCAGCTGCTTTGTCATAATAAATAACGTCTGCTTGCTTTACACTTTTTATATCATCACTTACTGAAACTATAATAGCTTCTTTGTAACGAATATTCTCTTTATCTTTTTCTTTTAAAAGTAAACCGTTTTCTGTTCTTGCTAATCCGACCTTCTTTGGTAAGATTATAATATTATTACCTATTGCCTTCATTGACTCTCAAGTTATTGATTACACAATCGGTTGATAATATTGTAACAGCTACAGAAGCTGCATTCTTTAAAGCTGATTTGGTAACTGATAGTGGATCAATAATTCCAGCATCTATCATATTAACAACATCTCCTGTTATTACGTTTAATCCATATCCGGTTTTAGACACGCTTTCTAATGGTGCATATTCAATTCCGGCATTCCTTAATATTGTATGGAAAGGTGCTTTTATAGCATCTAACAATACTTCTTGCCCAACACCGAAAGAATCTATACTATGAGAAGCATTCAATAAAGCAACTCCTCCGCCTGGTACAATACCTTCTTTAATGGCTGCTTTAGTTGCGCAAATTGCATCTTCAACTCTATCCGCTTTTTCTTTTAACTCTATATCAGATCCAGCGCCAACTTTAACTACTGCTACTTTTGCTGAAAGTCTAGCTAGTCTTCTTTCTAACCTAATTACTTCTGCTGGCGGTAAACTGCCTTCTAATTGATTATTTAATTCATCAATTAATTCTTGTACTTCTGTAGTAACTTCTCCAACGTGCAATATAGTTTCTGAATCATCAGTTATACTTTTTAAACAATTACCTAAGTAACTTGGATCAATTAAATCCATATCGTCTCCTAAGTCTTCGTTTATGATCGTAGCGCCTGTTAGTAATGCTAAATCAGATAATGTATCTTTTTTATTTACTCCATAGGTTGGCGCATTGATAACATTGACTTTTATATTTCCTTTTACTTTGTTCATCGCTAGAGCAGCTAATACTGTTGTATCAACATCTGCTATAACAAGTAAAGATTTATTTGCTTTTATAACGTATTCTAAAACTGATTGTATTTGTCTTATTGATTCAACTGGTGATTCTATAAGCAATACCGCTGGATTATCCAACTCAGCAACCCTTTTATTTGGATTAGTTATAAAATGTGAATTAACTAAACCTTTGTCATATTGAACACCATCTATAATTTCAATTGAGGTTTCTGCAGCATCGGAAGATTCCATCATTACAATTCCTGTTTCTCCTACGGCTCTAAATGCATCACCAATAATTTTACCTAATATAGGATCATTGTTTGTAGATATAGTTGCAATATGGTTAATCATATCTCCAGTAACTGGAATAGCTATTGATTCTAAATACTCAATAACTTTTTTAGTCATGGTTTCAATACCATCTTTTAATTCTCTTGTATTTACTTTAGATTGTACTTTGTAAGCTTCTTCTAAAATTGCATGGGCTAATACTGTTGCGGTTGTTGTACCATCTCCAGCTTCTTTAACTGTTTTACGAGCCGCTTCTTTTAAAAGCCTTGCTCCCATGTTTTCAACTGGATCTAATAATGTAATACTGTCTGCAACTGTAACTCCATCTTTCGTGATTAGTGGTCTACCTTTATTGTCTTCTAGCATTACGCATTTACCGCCAGCTCCTAATGTTGAACTAACAGCTAGTGTTAATTTAGTTATACCTCTAAATACATTGTCTCGGGCTTCGTCTCCAAAGCTGAGGTTTTTGACTATCTCGTCTGCCATAATTTAATTTGATTTGATTTAATATATATATTACCTAATTTAAAGGAAATTTACTAACCTTGCTTGTTATATGATTTTTTATATAATTTAGAAGATTTTAATTTTGATGTCTTGCTTTTTGCGTGAACTCCTGGTCTAGATATTTTCTTATCTACTTTTAAAGTAGTCGTGGTCTGTTTCGCCATGCGATATATATTATTAGTATTAGTAAAATCAGGATTAAGATAGCTGAATAATCTTGTCCTTTATCAATATCTTTTTTGTCTATTATTATTTCTTCTTTTTTCGATGCTTTAAATACCTCTATTGAGTCCTTAAGCTTTGTTTCTGACGTTGTTTTATTATTTGTATATAAACTACTAGTTTTATTTTTTTTAGTCTTTAAAATAGCATTTTTAAAAACCTTACCATTTACAACCATTTCTTTAGCTATATCAATAGGTGAAATAATTACTTCATCAATTTCAACCACGGTCTTTGTATTAGTAGAGTCCTTAGTTTCTTTCTTTTCCTCGGTTATTACTTTGGTTATTGTTTCTACTAAACTGTCTTTTGTGATTGTTGTATTATCTTTGCTTACTTTCCTTGCTCCACAAGAAGTTAATAATACTACTAATAAAATTAAACTGTATTTATTCATTATGTTATTGTTATAGTTATTGACTCTGCTTTCTTCATTTTTTCAAATAACTTATCAAATGCTTTTCTTGATTTACCAATGAAATCTTTACTTCTTGTTTCCCCAACTAATATACAGCCTTCTGTATCGTGATTAGAATTTCCGCTATGAATGCGTATACCTTCGAACCCAGGAACATCAATTAATAATGGCAATAATCTTTTGAACCTATTTGAGTGGTTGATTATTACTTTGTAAGTTCCTTTAGGTATTGCGGTTTCAGATTTTATTTTTACTTCTCTTTCTATATCCTCTAATGTATAACATTGGAATAACTCATCTACTGTCAGTTCGCCTATAGTAGAGTTATTTGTTTTATGTAATCTTTTAAGAGCTAATTTCATTTTTTATAATTTTTGCTTTCATCAATCGTTCTACTATATTGGTAACCCCTTCTATTGTTATATATGCTGTTGCAATTATAACCCAATCACTAGAATCTAATGTTCCTATAAATAAACCAAATGATCCAGTGATAAATACAATTAATTTTCTACTAACCCATTTGTTTAAATATAAATCTATTTTTTCTTTAGTACTCATTTGTTATTCGTTAATGAATGGGGGAGGGAGTGTTACGTATACTGGATGAATTATTAATTCAATCTGCGCAGCAAGGTTTAATTGCATAGCAGACACATCCATTGTTTCTTCCATCCAAGCTATAACTTGGTTTTCGCTAAGTTCTGGATATGGTGTAAACGCATCAGGAGTAGGCGTTCCTACAGCTTGTGCTCCATAAATCTCAGCAGATATTCCATCCTCGTTTGTACCATTGTATCTCCAATGCACAGTTGTTACAACATCTTGCATTCCATCTTCATCTACTCTGCAATCAAATGCAGAAAAAATCCATTTGTAAGTAATCATATTTAGTTATTTTTTAATTGTTGAATCTCATTATATATCCTAAGAAGCTCCGCTTCTTTTTCAGCTAAAATTTCCTCTTGAGTTTTTACATCCTCAACTTCTATAAATTGAACTTCGATAAGTCCATTATCATCGTAAATTTCGTTTCTAATTTGTGCCATAATATTATGCTTTTGTTATTCCTATAAATGGCATCGTTACTGTACTCCAAACTCCCGATGGAAATACTGAGGGTGTTCCACTTGCAAAAGTAGAAATCGCTATATACGTGCCAATTGATTGCCCATTTGTTGCTAAATTTTTAAGAGTTAATAAAGCTGATACTTGTACATTTGATAGCGCACTAATGCCAGAATTAGTGTGAGCCACCATCCAATATTTTGTACCGCTAACAAAATTAAATGTTACAGTTGCTGTTTTTTTGCCTGT